TAAACAATATACTTACCAGGCAAGAGATTTTTTATAACTCGTTTTTTAAAAGAAAACATCTAAATAATTATAAAAGCGTGGCCGTTGGCGGGGCGTCGGGACTTGACAAAATCAAAAAAATATGGTATAATATATATAATAAAAATATAATTAAAATAATTAAAATGAGACATAGTGAAGCTGTAATGGAAATAAAAAAAAAAGAAACCCCAAGATTAGAAAAATGGGGGAAGGGTTGAAGCTGTTTTTAATGAAGTAGTTAAACAGGTTGGAGAGGGCAAACTTCCTGCGATTTCAGGAATAATGAGGGAGAATGGTTATTCAGAAAGTTCTTCAAAATGCCTAAAAGTTGTTAGAACAGCAACCTGGAAACAACTTATGGACTCTATTCCTCGGGATGAAATTATGAATGTATTTACAGACCTTATTTCAAGAGAAAATGAAGATAAAAGAACAAGATTAGAGGCAGCCAAAGAGTTATGTAAACTTCTTGACTTTTATCCAAGTAAAAAATTTAGTATTGGAAATGTAGCTGAAAAATATATTTTAGAGGCAGAAATAGATAACGACGAAGAGGAAAACAATGACAAAACAGACAAAGAAGAAAATAACTCGTAAAAATATTGACTATAAACAAATAGCCAAGGATATTGGATTTGTTCCTCACGAAGGTCAAAAACCAATAATTAAAGCATATTTAGACGGAAAAAGAGAAATAGTTTGGGTTTCAGGAAGGCGAAGTGGAAAGGCACTTGATATAGAAACTCCCATTTTAACAACCAATGGTTGGAAAAAAATGGGTGAACTAATTGTTGGTGATACTATTTTTGGACAAGATGGAAAACCGACAAAAGTAATTTGGGTTTCAGAAATAATGTTTGAACACAGGTGTTATGATGTAAAGTTTTCTGATGGTTCGGTTATTAGGGCTGATGAAGAACATTTGTGGACAATAAGAGAAAGAGGGATTAATAAAAAAAATAAAACAACAAAAGAATTAGTTAAAGATTATAAAACAATAAACGATAAAGGAGAGGTTGAATATAATTATTCAATAGACCCTAGTGAACCGATTGAAATGAGTGAATTGATGCAGAAAATAATAATGTGCATCAATTTATAGAAACGAAACACATTATAGACATAAGTGAAACAATAGTGTTCCTGTTAGGTGTATTAAAGTTGACAATAAAGACCATTTGTATTTAGCTGGCAAGGGTTTAATTGCCACTCATAATTCAAATGTTTTAGGATTTATTGCTACAATAGAATGCTGCTTACCAAATAGAAAATATGGATAGTTGCTCCAACATATGATTAACCGAAAAGGTTTTTAATTATTTGTTGAATAATGTTTCAAAATATTCCCAGAAGGAAGTTTTAAGGTTTCTTCAAAGTCGGGAATGAGTATTAGGTTTGTTAATGGAACAATTGTTGAATGTAAATCAGCTGATAATTCAATTAGTTTATTAGGAGATGAATTAGACTTGTTAATTATTGATGAGGCGGCTGTTTTACCTCCAAATATTTATGAAAGATATTTGTTTGCTACAACCGCAATGCGAAAAGGAACGACAATATTTATTAGCACGCCAGTAAAAAAGAATTGGTTTTTTAGAAAATATAAAGAAGTTCAAGAAAGAGAAGATGGTTTTGTTTGGAATACCCCCTCCTCAATAAATCCTTACCTGCCAAAAGAAGAAATTGAGAGGGCTAAACAGATATTGCCTGCCGATGTATTCAAACAAGAATATGAAGCTCAATTTTTAGATGCAGGGCAGGGAGTATTTAGGGGGTTTATGGATTGTGTTTTACAGGATTGTTATGAAGAACCAGTTGGCACGCATCGCTATGTAATGGGTGTTGATTTAGCCAAAGTAAATGACTTTACTGTTATAACAATTATAGACAAACAAACACATAAGGTTGTTTATTGGGACAGATTTAATGGAATAGAGTGGAACTTGATTATTGAAAGAATAAAAAGTGCTGCTAAAAAATATAATAATACTAAAATAATAATTGATTCAACTGGATTAGGAAATCCTATTACAGAAACACTTAAAAGGCAAGGTTTAAGAGTAGAGGACTTTAAGTTTTCCTCAAAATCTAAAAAAGATTTGATAGATAAATTAAGTATTTTTTTGGAGTATAAATCTGTTTTTATTCCCGATGAACCAATTCTTTTAGATGAGTTAGATTGTTTTGCCTGCGATATAACCGAGAGTGGGGTTCTAAAATACAGCGCCCCCTCTGGAAAGAAAGATGATTCCGTAATGAGTTTAGGATTAGCTGTTTGGGAATTACAAGATAGAAATTTTAGTCCCTTACAAGAAGATTTGTTTAAAATAGAATTAAAAAATATGTTATTAGAAGAAAAACCAATACATAGAACAAGAAGATGAAAACTAATATACAAAACCAAATACAAAAAGAACTTCAAGAATTTACAGAAAATATTACAATTGTTGGAAGTTGGACATTTAACCAAAAGAAAACAATTGAACAAGATATTCTTTATTATAATTCAAAGTTTGTTGATGGAGATATTGATGAAGATGGTTTTAAACTTTTCTTTAATAATATTGTTAGACCAGCTTGTGGAACAACGACAAAGGCAATTGATATTGACACAAAAGATATTTTGCTTTTGACTTCGCCAGGCGGAAATAGCTTGAAAACTTGGTTTTATAAAAGAGATTTGAATTATTGGTTCAAAAAGAAAAACTTTGGAAAGGTATTAAATAGAATTTGTGAAGAGTTGCCAGTTTTTGGAAGTGTGGTTCTTAAAAAAGCTGGAAAAGGAGATGTTGAATTTGTAAATTTGAAAAACTTTGTTTGCGAACAAAATGCTGATACATTAGACCAATCAAATTATATTATAGAGCAACACTACTACACACCAGTTGAGTTTCAAAGAATTGGAAAGGAAAAGGTTGGAAAAATATAGATGAAGTTTTGAAACTTTACAATGGAAGTAAAGAGCAATATATTCGTGTTTTTGAACGCTATGGAATGATTGAAGACGATAACGGAGAGTTTAATTATAAAATGGTTCTTGTTGCCGATATTCCAAGTGATGTTAAAAGAAACAAACAGACCGAAAATGAAATATATGGAAATTTAATTTTAGGAGAAAAGAAAGTAGAAAAACACCCTTATTTTGAAATTCATATATTCAAAATTCCTGGAAGGTGGTTAGGATTTTCAGTTCCTGAACTGCTTGAAGACCCACAAATAAGAATAAACGAAATAACAAATCAAGAAGCTCGTTCTTCTTATTGGTCTGCTTTAAGATTATGGTTTTCAACCGATGATGGGATTAAAAGAAATTTGCTTCGGTCAGTTAGCGATGGAGATATTTTGAACACAGATAACATTCAGGCTGTTCCGATGGAAGATAGAAATACCTATGTAACTTATCAAGCTCAAAAAGAACAATGGAAGCAGAATGCTCAAGAGCTAACATTTTCTTATGATGTTATAAGGGGAGCAAGAATGCCAGCAGGAACACCACTTGGTTCAGCACAATTAAGTGCCGCAATGAGTATTTCTTACTTTGACCAAATAAAAGAAAATGTTTCTTTGGATATTAAGAAACTTCTTTACGAATATATTTTACCAAGTTTTAAGGAAACTTCTAATAAAGCTCATATAATTAGAATTTCTGGAGAGGATTTAGATAAATTGATTGAGTTAGAGGTGGAATCAAACGCAAGAAAGAAATGGTTTGAATATATAATGAAAAACAACAGAGTTCCTCCACCAGAACTTATAGATACAATAAAAGATACGAATAGAAATTTATTATTAAAAAAGGGTGGAGAATTAATGGTTGGGATTGAAGCTGGTTGGTTTAATGATGTAATGTATGATGTTGAAATTGTTATTACCGATGAATCAATGGATACAGCTACACAAGCACTTAATCTTGTTCAAGCCCTTCAAACAATTACTCAAAATCCAAATGTTTTACAAGACCCAACTCAAAAAGAATATTTGCCAAATATCTTGAAGCTGGTGGAATAAACTTAAATGATATTGAGGCAAATGTTCCA